TGCTGAAGATGTTATTCGTGCTGGTGGTCGCATTGAAGAGTTAGATGAGGCTGGTCGTCAACGCTACGAAGAGTTAGGTCTTAGCCTTGAAGATTTAAGCTTACGTGTTGGTGTTAACTTAGAAGCTCTGCAACAAGGCATGTTGACTCAAGAATCAGCAATGCGTGAGCTTATTGAAGAAACAGCAGGAGAAACAGAAGAACGTCTCGGTACACAAATAGCAGGTATTCAAACAGGGCTTGAAGGGCTTGGCGAAGGTGTTGAAGGGTTAGGTGCCGGCTTGGGTGTGGGTTTGTTAGGTCTTGCGGCGGCTCAACCAACAGCACAAGAAATAGCGATGGCGATGCCTAAAAAACCTGTAGAGTTTGACCCATTCTTGAAAGGTCTTAGTCCTTTTGAGGTAATGAAACCTACAGAGTTAACTCCTCAAAAACAACAGGCAAATGCTATGGATGCGCTTAACAAAGTTATTGGCAGACAATCGGGAATGTTAGTATGACATACTTAAACATAATGAATAACGTGTTGCGCCGTTTGCGTGAAGAAGAAGTTAACAGCACTAATGAAAGCACTTATGCAAAAATGGCTGGTGATTTTATTAATGATGCAAAGTCTATTGTAGAAGATGCTACTGATTGGTCTGCACTGCGCGACACTGTAATTATTAACACCGTTGCAGATGACAATCAATATTCCCTTACAGGGTGTGGCGATAATGTAAAGATTATGTCTGCTCTTAACACAACAGAAAAAACATTCTTAACTTATCAAACAAAAGATTGGTTTAATGAGCAGTTGTATATTGCCAGCACATCAGCAGGTTCACCTGTTTACTATACCTTTGACGGTTTAGACGCTAACGGAGACACTCAGTTTCTTATTAGCCCACAGCCTGATGGTGTTTACACGTTAAGACTTAATGTTATTAAGCGACAAGCAGATTTGTCTAACGACGCAACTAACTTACTTGTACCAGAAAAACCCGTAATACATTTAGCAGTAGCTTTGTTAGCTCGTGAACGTGGTGAAACAGGCGGTACTTCTACTGCTGAGTACTTTACTATAGCTAACCAGTACTTGTCAGACGCTATTGCTATTGACGCGGCAAAGCATCCTGAAGAGATGGTATTTAGGACTATCTAATATGGCACAAGAACTACGCAGTATTAATCTTGTAGCACCGGCATTTAAAGGTATTAACACCGAAGATTCGCCGTTGGCTCAAGATCCGTCGTTTGCTGAGACCGCAGATAATGCAGTCATTGACAAGCGTGGTCGTATTGCCGCACGTAAAGGGCATGAAGTTACTACAACAAACAAGACCGCTTTGGGTACTGCGGCTCTTAGAGCAATCAAAACATTTAGGGATGATGCAGGAAACACTAAAGTATTTTCAGCAGGAAACAATAAAATCTTTAGCGGTACTACAACGCTAGTCGATGAAACTCCTGCTGGCTATACAATTACTGCTGATAACTGGAAGATGGTTAACTTTAATGACCGTATCTATATGTTCCAGCGCGGTTATGAGCCTTTAGTGTATGACAACACTTCAGCCGATGTAGAAGCTATGAGCGACCATACCCACTCTACCGGTGTTGCTTCTACTATGTACGGCAACGAGGTGTTAGCGGCTTACGGTCGTTTATGGACTGCTGACTTTACTAATAATAAATCCACTATTTACTGGTCTGATTTGTTAAACGGCATTCACTGGTCAGGCGGTACTAGTGGTTCTATTGACATCTCTAAAGTATGGCCTAACGGATATGATGAGATTGTTGCTTTAGCAGCACACAACAACTTGTTAATTATCTTTGGACAGCACAGCATTGTTGTTTACGAGGGAGCTACCTCCCCTGCTTCTATGACTCTTTCGGACACTGTTGCAGGTGTTGGTTGCGTTGATCGTGACACAGTGCAATATACAGGAACAGACGTTATCTTCTTGTCGCAAACAGGACTGAGAAGTTTTGGTCGGACAATACAAGAAAAGTCCATGCCTATCAGTTCATTGTCTAAAACGATAACTAAAGACATTATTAGTTTGTTGCAAAATGAGGCGGCGTTTTACAGGTCAGTATACAGCCCAGAAGAAAACTTTTATTTATTGTCGTTTGTAGGGCAAGAAACTACATATTGTTTTGACGTAAGAGGCACACTAGAAGACGGATCATATCGTGTTACTCGTTGGCCCGGTTCTTTGTTTACTGCGTATGAAACACGTAGGGACGGTAAGTTATTTATAGGAACAACGGACGGAATTAGCGAGTACAAGGGTTACTCTGATAACGGCGTTAAGTATCGTTTTAAATACTTTAGTCCTAGTTTGACATTCGGAGATCCTTCTCGTTTAAAGATTCTTAAGAAGATTAAACCAACACTGGTAGGCGCTAACAGTGCTACGGTATTTATGAAGTTTGCCTATGACTTCGGCACAAGTTTCAGCACAACAGAATTTACAGTAGGTAATCAACAACCTGCTTTTTATAACGTCAATGAGTTTGGCGCTAACTCAGTACCGCTATCAGAGTTTACTGGTGGTGAACTAACTAACCAACGCAGTCTTAATGCAGTAGGGAACGGAACAAGTGTTGTTGTCGGTCTTGAGTCTGACATCAATGGCTTTGCTCTATCACTACAAGAAATTAACCTACTAGCCTTAATAGGTAAAACATTATGAGTAATCAAAACATAACTATCGGTCTTAACACGCCTGAGTTTAGTGGCAACACGCCTTATGGCAATACTAGTTACCTAAGAGATCTTGCTGATCTAGGAGGAGTTTTACAAAACATAGGCGTAAATACCGAACAACCCAGCGGAGGTTTCTTTGGTGATATTCTCGGTGGGCTTAGAGACATAGGCTCTGCTGTATCACCGGCGATACCTGCTATTGCGGGTTCGTTGTTAACAAGTGAGGCTTATGATCGACTTAGTGATGTTGGTCGTCAAGCTGAAGCGTCAGCTATGGGTCTTGCAGAGCGTGGTCTTGCTGAGTCACAGTTTAAGCCGTTTACTGTTACTAGTACAACAGGTAGTCAGTTAGGTACTCGTGTTACACCTTCAGGTGCTGTAGAAACTACAATGGGCTTGTCTCCGCAAGAGCAAGCTATGCAACAACAGTTGTTAGGCGGTGCAGGTGACTTCTTTGGTCAAGCTCAGATGCCTACGGTAGCGCGTGAACAGGCTATCTTTGATCGTATGAGAGCAGCACAGCGTCCTGAAGAAGAGCGTCAACGTCTTGCACTAGAAGAACGTCTAGCAGGGCAAGGGCGTCTTGGGGTAAGTTCGGCAGCCTACGGTGGTGCTACTCCTGAGCAACTTGCTATGGCTACTGCGCAGGAAGAAGGACGCAATAGAGCTATGCTAGGCGCTATGCAACAAGCTCAAGCAGAACAAGCGCAACAAGCAGGGTTAGGTCAGCAGTTCCTTGGTGCTGGTTACGTACCTCAAGCACAGTTGTTAGCTGCAACACAGCCAGCACAACGATTAGCAGAGTTACAACAACAGGCTCAGTTGTACGGTACAGGACTCTTTGGTGAGACTGCTATGTCTGGTATTGAGTCTAGGCTGTTGGCAGAGCAAGCACGTGCTAACCTACTAGGTGGCGTAGGCTCTAACATTCTTGCTGGTATGTTTACACCGCAGGTTAACCAACGTACGGGTGATGTTACTTCTGCCGGTGGTCTTGGAGATTTAGGCGGTTTATTTGGAGGAGTCTCTGAAGGACTAGGAACAATCATTCGCGGTATTGGCGGCATATTTGACTAACGGAGTTACTCATGGCTAAGTTTTCACAAACATTTTTACAAGGTCTGCTACAACCTTCTTATCAGGAAGGTTTGTTTACTGCTGCGCGTGGTATCGGTGCTGCTCCTCAGATGAGGGCTTTACAGCAACAGCAACAAGCGGAGTTGAGCCGTTATGATGAGTCTACTAAATTAAGTGAACAAGGTGTAGCGGCGGCACAGCAAGGAGATGTTAGTGCGTTAACTCAGCGTATTGCAGACCTTCGTAGACAGATGGCTACAGCAACTACGTTACAAGAAAAACAAGCGATACGACAAGAAATGAATAATCTTCAGCGTATGCGTCCCGATGCAGAGAAGATAGCTGTTGGTAACAAGGCACAGTCTATTGTTCAAGGCGAGCAAGCACTACAGGACGAAACAGTATCTGGTCCTGCAAAACTAGCTATACAAAAAAGATTAGAGGAGTTGAAAAAAGATCCTGAAGCTATGCGTCAGTACAACCAATATAAGATGGATGAGTGGAGGACCGGACAAGCTCAGAAGCAAATGGAGTCTGAGCAGTGGTTAGTTGATAACGCAAAAAATATTGACGAGGCTATTCAAAACGATGACATAGAGGAAGTTCAAAGAATTATTTTAAACTCTGGTGAGTTTAGCAACGCCGCACAGTCTTATGTAAACACTTCACTTAGAAATGCAGAAACATTAATTAAATTTGAAGAAAATAGTATTGAAAGAAAGAAAGCGCCTAGCGTTAATTATTATAAGCAGCAATTAGAGGCTCTTCCTGAAGAATTAAGAAAAGGGTTAAAACCGACCTTACAAGCATACGAAGAAATTTCTAAGGATTGGAACGGTGAAACTTGGACTGTTTCTGGAGCAAGAGCAAGAGCATCGCAGTTAGAGAAAAAATTACAAAGTGAAATTTCAGCTATAAACAGAAGTGTAGCTATTGCAGATTACAGAATTTCAGAAAGTGAAGCAGCTGAAAAAAGAGAGAGGATTAAAAATTTAGAAATAAAAATTAATACTCCAATGACATCTGATTACTTAACTCAAGGTCGTATATATGCCTCTTCTCTTCTTGGTAAGAAAGAGCAACTTACTCCAGAGATGATAAACCAAGCGGCTAATTTGTTATATCAAAGGGATCGTCAATCAGCTATATCTCAACTTGAAGCTCTTCAGGGTAAGGTTATGGATGAGCCTGAAGAAACGCCATCTCAAGTTATAGAAGCTGCTATGAGTGAATATCCTAACAAGAGCAGAGGAGATGTTATAAAAGCTCTTAAGGCTGGGGGCTTCCTTCCTGTAGATTTTGTTGAAGAAAAAGAACTACCTACTCAAGAAGAATTAATAACACAACCGGGTTTAGTTAACCCTTTTAGGGCTAAGGCTAAACTAGAGCAAAATCCTTTTAGAGGACTTAGTTAATGTCAAAGTATTCTAATTTGTTTGATGATCCTTCATCTGTTGGTAGATTTGGTAATTTATTCACGGAAGAAGAAACAGACTACAATACTTTTCGTTCTGCCACAACAGGTTTTATTGAAGCTGCTGTTGGTGCTGGCGATGAGTTAGACGCTACTGTTCGTCTTCTATCAGGTGAGGCTGCTAACTGGAGTGAGGCTATAGAACAGTCTCGTGCAGAACTACGTGCGTTTGAAAAAGCTAACCCTAATGCGTCACAGACTATTGACATAGTAGGTTTTGGTGCGGGTCTGTTTATACCCGGTGCAGGTATTGCGAAGATTGCACAAGCAGGTACTAAGTTAGATAGAGCATTAAAGGTAGGCAGTTTAGGCGCTGCTGAAGGTGCTGTTTATGGTTTCTTAAGCGGTGAAGGAGAGGAAAGAGTATCTTCAGCAGGTTTAGGTGCTGTAGGTGGAGGTGCTTTAGGCGGTTTAGCAGGTGCTTACTTAACAAAAAATGTGGATGAAATACAAGAAGCAACACGAAAGCTTGATTCTGAAACCTATAAAGGAAAGGGAAGTTATATAGGCGGTGAGGACGGTTTTGTTAAGGTAGGTAAAGCAGAAGAGTCTCAAAGGACAGGTATTGCTTATGATACCAGTGCGGCTTCTCGTAAAGCTAAAGACATAAGTGACGACGCTGTTGCTTTTGAAGCAGCCACGGGTGAGAGTGGTGTTGTTGGTAATGTTTTCTTAAGTACTCGAGACTGGTTTGTTAAGAATGTAGGATCAAGAGCAGCTAGACTTGCAGAAGACGCTGAGATAATGATTCGTCACGATCAAAGAGAGATTGAAGAAATATTTGATACTACTTTTTTAGATGTTGCTGAGGCTTTTGATAAAAATAAAGGCTTTAAAGAGCTGTCTTTACGTATGAACAAATCTATCAAGAAAGACAGGCGTGTTTCTTGGGAAGATTTTGGTAATGCTGCGAGAACACCTGAAGAAAAAGACATGGTTAGAAGACTTGAAGAACAAATTAAAACGCTTCAAGGTTTGGACTTTGTTAAGCAAGGTGATATTGATTATTTTCCTACAAAGGCTTTACAAAACGTAAATGAATTTGCAGGAGGAAAATTACCGCCCGACGCTTATGATAATCCTGTTAAAGCATTAAAAGAATATGCTGAAGATGTATCGGCTGCTCGAGCATTAGCGGCTCGCTTTGGTATTGATGTAAAAGACTTACGACCCCCTAAACAGAAAAAGGGCGAAAGCCGTTTAAATGTTGTTATTGAGGCTATTGAAAAAGAAGCTAAGTCTCAAGGGGCTTCATCAGACGTAGCAGCTAACTTAGCTAACGGTCTTAGATCACAGCTAATAGCTTCTAAGCAAGGTGGTAACGCACTAGGCGCTGTTGTTAGAAGGGTTACTTCAGCTACTTTGTTAGCTAATCCTTTTAACGCCATCTTAAACTTAGGAGAAGGTGTTACTGCACCTATATATCAAAACGGTTTTAAAGCTTGGTCTAAAACCATACCTAGAGCTATATTAGCCACTCTAAATGAAAACTTTGGTGTTATCAATAAAAAATGGATGTCTAACAAAGAGTTAGGACTAGACACCTACATGGGTGAGCTTGCTAACGTCGGTGAGAAGGCTATAAAGAAAGCGGCTGAGGATGTTGCGTGGACTCTTAGCGGTGAAAAAGGAAGAGGTTTTGTTGAAGGTTCTGACAAGTTAGGTAAGTTTCTATACAAGTACTCTGGCGTCCAGACAGTTAACAGAATGGGACAGGAAATTTTAAGCAACTCTGCTATTCAACGTGGTATGGACCTTGCTAAAGACGGTTCAGAAAAAGCATTAGCAAAGCTTAGAAAGCATGACGGTATGCGAGGACTTACAGAAAGTGAGTTTAGGTCTACTGTTCAGGCATTAAAAAACAGGGAGATTTCTAATCCTTGGGTAGTTAACTTTGCCGGTGCGTCAATGAACAAGTGGCAACCTGTTAGCGCAAGCACAATGCCAAAAGCTTTTCACGACAACCCTAACGGCAGGATGGGTTATAGCATGTTGTCGTACATGAATAAACAAATGAACAGCCTACGTAATGATGTAGGTCAAAACATGCAGCTTGCTGTGTCAAAAGGTTTAAACAGTAAAGAAGGTGCCGTTGCCGCTAAAGAAGCTATGAAAAATGCTGCTAAGTATTCTGCTATTTTTGGTGTTGCTGCTGGTTTCTGGGACGATTACAGAAAAACACTAGACCTGTCTAACGATAAAACATTAGAAGAGTTGTTAACCCCTGAAGGTATTAGCTCTGCCGCGTGGAATCAGATATGGTCAAACATAAGCAGTGGCGTTGTAAACGTAAGGGCTGAGGAGTATGGAGGACAACCAATAGAGGTAGTACCTGCTCCTATCTCATCTGCGTATAGACTAGGTAGTGGGTTGTTTACCGCAGGAGAAAGAGCATTTACAGGAGAGCCTGAGCCTTTGACTCCGTTGTTACGTGCTGGACAAACTTACGTTCCCGGTGCTGCCAACATAGATAAGGTACTACGTATGACAACAGGGGAACGCTTGTTTGAAAAGTTAGGATTGTTAGACGACTAAATCTCGCAGTTGTTACCAGTACAGGCTAACGTTTGTGATCCTTCAGTCATGTCAGAGTTCTCAGAGATGTTCCACTCAATTGTCTCTGGGAACTCTTCCTTCAGCTTCTCATAAGTCTCTAAATCAATAGGCTCATAAGGTGCTTGCTGATAGGTATGCTCTGAGTACGGCAAGAACGACACACCACTGATCTTATCGAACTTGTTATACAACCACTGACCCACTTCCAAGAACTCATCGTCCCTATAATAACAAGTCATTGACGGTTTGTGTTCACACCAGTAGTCCTGATAAATCTCCCACAGTTCTAACTGTTCCATAGCACCCATCTCAGAGGCCACTACAGCCCCGTCAGGAGACTTTATAGGGAAGGAGAATACCTTGGTACTGGGTGACATTACATCATCCTCTACGGGGATTCCAGCCTCTTCAAGGACGGTGCAGAGGGGGTCTCTTGCGT